GGCGCCAACTCCAGTACCCCCGCTACCTCCCGCTCCGCCCCCGCCGACGCAGGTGACGAGGTAGCTACCGGTCGCGGGGCAGACCCAGGTCCCCGTCGCCGTGATGGTGACCAGCGCGACCGTGTTGGCGGGACTCGTGGTCGCGTAGGCGAGGCGTTCGTGGCAGAGGTTGGCCTGGGCGAGCTGGGCGTCCACCTTGCCTAGCGAGTTGGTCGCGTCCCCGAAGTGCAGGCCCGAGTCCATCGTCAGCCCGTAGACATCGTTGCCGACCTTGATCGACAGGGCGCTGCCCGACCCCGTGGCGTTGACCGGGATGTTCGCGAACGGTGAGGACGACAGGCTGATGGAAGTGCCCGAGTTGAACGCTCCGATGTAGGAACCCGCGGGGATGTTGGTCCCCGTGATGATGGTCCCCACGTCGTAGGACTTGAAGAAGCCAGAGGTGGTCGTGGTCACCGTGGGGGTGCCGTTGGTCACACCCCCCGTGTCCGAGCGGACGTTCGACACCGACCCGAACATCGCAAACATATTGACGAAGGAACAGCCGTTGATCTGCGCCACCGTTTCGATGGCAGGGATGAACGTGTTGTTCCACCACTGGATCGTGTTGGCACCCGCCACGTCGAGCGACAACCCCGCCCAGGGTTGGTACTCCCCCCACAGGACAACCTCGGCCAGAGGACAGGCAGCCCGCACCGACTTGACGATGCTGGTGAGGTTGGCCTGGAGGGTGGGTATGGGGATCTGCCCATAGGTGACCGTGCCGGTGGAGAAGGCACCGCCCGTAGTGGCTGCGGAGAGCGTGACCTGGGTACCGCTCACGATGGCGACGATGGTCGTCCCCGCGGCGATGTTGGCGATGCCCGACACCGGACGCCCGATGTCACAGGTGGTGAACGCGGCGGCAGAGTCGGTGAGGGTGGCCGAGTTGTTGCCCGACGCCGTGTTGGTAGTCGAGCGGGCAAGGATCATGTCGTTGCCACCGAGGGTGACGTGGACGCGGCGCACGCTCGCCCCGATGGCAGAGAGGTACGAGGTCCAGTTGGTCGCCGCTACCCACGAGGGCGTGCCGAGACCACCGGCACCCACGATGTCGATGGTCAGCCCCTCGTTAGTGGGAAGGCCCGGTGCGTAGTAGCGGACGGCGAGGACGGTCGGGGCGACACCACCCGCTCCGGTGACGTGAGCGACGCGGGTGAGTCCGAGTGCCGGTGTGGCAGACAGCGAGAGCACGCCCGAATCCCAGAAGCTCACGGTGGCGTTGCCGGGGGTGGAGACCGCGTTGGCGTCGATGGTGGAGACCACCGTTCCGGTCGCTCCCGTATAGGAGACCCCGATGCCATCGGAGTTCGTCACCTGCTTGTAGAAAACGATCACGCGGCTAAAGGCCCGGTTGTCGGCAGCCCAGTCGGCGGTGGTGTTGTTCCCGATGGTGTTGGTGAGCTGTGCGGCGACGTTGTTGGCGCCTGGCTCGATGCCGAGGACGGCGGTCATGTTGGCGCCGTTCGCAGAGAACCCGTAGCCCGCGCCGTTGTAGGGGTGAACCAGGCCGGGACCGACTGCGGGGTCGGGCAGGCCGAGGTCGCGGTTCTCACGCTGGGCCAGGCGGCTCCAGCGGTCGGTCACTCCTGGCGTGGCGGCGCCATAGCCGATGGCGATGGAGTCACCGAGTGAGACTTCGACCTGACCGTAGGGGTAGGCGGTCGTGTTCTGTGCGGAGGTGGCGACTCCGACGTTGCCCCCGCGTCGGGTGGGCGACTGATAGGCCGTGTTACGTATGACTTCGATGACGCTCGAGGAGGTCGGTGAGTTCGAGATCTGGTACGGGTCGAGTTGGACGTTGCTGACGATCACGTCGTTGACTTCGCCGCAGCCGTAGGGGCTGTACGAGTTACCCCCGATGAACAGCTTGTCCAGGGTCGGCCCGTTGTTGAACACCAGGCTCCAGGTGCCCGCGGTGTCGAACGCCAGGTAGTTGCTGCCTGTGTTGAGGGTGACAGAGACGGCGTTGATGGCGATGTTGGTGGAACCGATGGCTGCCGTGGCGGTAACGGTGAAGTTCTGTGTGTTACCGGCGGCGTCCGTGACGGTGATGGTGTCGCCGCTGGCGATGGTGGCGGGGGTGGACGTGGTGGTCAGCGTCGTGCCCGACGACGAACCGTGCGTCAGGACATTGGTGACCAGAAAGGGCAGTTGACCCTCACCCGTGACGTGGTTGATCTTGATGCCGGGGTTGGTTCCGTTGGTGAACGAGACCAGGGCAGACCACCCGTTGTTCGCCTTCGCCGGTCGCTGGAAGAACAGTCCGTTGAAGAAGCAGCCGCCGACTACGTCGTTCTCCACGTAGAAGGGGACGTTGACACCACCGCTCGATCCCGAGTTGTTGTAGACGAAGGACGAGTTGATGTTCGATGGTCCGGCGCCAACCTTGTGCACCATGAGGGCAGCGCCTGGAGCCGGTGAGTCGAAGTAGGAGCCGGTGAGGTTCTGGGTACCCTCCAGGAGGATGTTGGCCTGTGGCCCACTGGAGTTGGGCGTGAAGGTGAAGTGGTTGCCGGTCCACTGGCTACCGCCACCACCGAGGACGGTGGTGCCCTGGGCGCACCTGGTGTTGGAAACCTGCCAGTCGAGGGCGTTGACCACCGCGGTCCACCCGGCGACGATGGGCAGCGCCTGGTTGGTGATCGTGGAGAGAGCCTTCTGATCGAGCAGGGCCTGGCCGTGGCAGATGATGTTGTTGCCGGCGACCGGCGTGCCGCTACCGCTGATGTACTGGCAGCCGCTGAGCGTGGTGCCGCTGGCCGAGGTGTAGGACAGCGTGCCGACCGTGGTGGGGACGTTGTTCGCTGTCGTGACGATGTCGATGGTGCCGCCGCCCGCGGGAAGGTGCACCGATCCCGACACGGTGAAGGTCTGCGATCCGAAGTAGTTCCCAATCGTGATGGCGGCGTTGCCGGTGCCCGAGGTGCAGTTGGGAATGATGCGGCTACCCAGTTGGATGCCGGTCGTGGGTCCGATGCCTCGTCCGATGTCCGCATAGGAGAACCCGTTGGCACTGTCGGTCAGGTTCTGCGTTCCACCGGTAATGGACAACGTGGCGCCCGAGGTTCGTTGCACCACGTTCGCCAGGTTCACCGCGTTCTGGACACGGACATCGGTCAGTTGGGCCTGGGTCGCTGCGCTGGTGGAGTCCAGGGCTGCGTACAGGCCGTTGGTGATGAAGTTGGACAGCAGGTCCGTGCCGCTCGCGTCCATCACCAGCGCTCGTTGCGCCAGGTTGTTGCCGGTCACGTCCACCTGGATGAAGGAGACGTTGGTGTTCGACGTACACATGACGTACTGCGGGCTGATCTGTACCGCCACCGTCCCGGCCATAGCTCCGGTGGGTGCGGTGATGACGACGAACGAGACGGTGCCGCTGCCTACCGCCGAGACGATCCAGGTTCCGTTGATGCTCGTCCAGGTACCCGTGGCACCGGACACCTTGATGATCTGGCCCACGGTGTAGGTACCGGCCACAGTGAGGGTGACCGTGAGGGTGGCGACAGACCCCAGGGTTGCCGTGTTCCCCAGGCCGGTCGGCGCACCGAACACGGTGGACCCGGCGCCCGAGGTGGAACCGCTGCCTGCTCCGAGGTAGGTGATGTTCGCCGGGGGAACGTGGTTCTGGATGCCGAAGTTGCCGACAGGCAGCACCAGCGTGCCGCCCCCGGCGGGGAGTCGGGCTTCGTTGGCTGCCAGGACCGAGGTCTGGTCGGTGGCGAAGTTGTCGTTGGTGAACCCGGTGGCGAACACGAAGCCACCCGAGCCACCTATCCCGTTGGCCAAGATGTTGTTGACGTAGGCGGTGGTGGCGATGTTGGTGGAGTTGTCGCTGGTGGCGGGAGTAACAGACTTGGGTGTGCCCGTGAGTGTGGGCGAGGCGAGCGGCGCTGCGCCCGTGACCTGAGCCACTGCGTAGTCACCACTGGTGGGCGAGACGACACCCGTTCGGGTGTTCCACGACGTGACGCCGCTCGCCCCACTGCCCGGCTCGAGCGGGTTGATCGGCAGCAGGATGCCCGTGAGCGTGGCGGTGTTGCCCGTGGCGTCGTAGAGGCCGGGGTCGGCGTAGAAGGAGAGGTTGCCGACGGCGTCGGTGGTCGTCGGGTTCGCCGCCGTGATCCCCTTGGACTGGTCCGTGTAGAGCGTCGCCAGGGTGGTGGTGTTGTGGAGGTAGACGTTGACCGTGGTGTTCGGCTCGGGTACGCCCGCGGTCGTGATGAACGCGTCGGGACCGTACTTGCTCGCGTAGGTGTAGCTCATCTCGTCACGCTCGGTTCTCGCTCGCCCGTCATGATCTCGTCAGCCATCGTCTTGCCCGAGCCGAACTTCTGGTAGCACGTCGGGCAGTACGAACACCGGTCGAGGTAGCCCGGGATCTTCGCCACCTGCTCAGGAGAGAGGCCGTTGTCGAAGTCGACCTCACCGTTCGGCCCGATGGTCTCCAAGCAGGCCACGTCGAGCTGCCCGCCCTCGAACATGATGCGCTTGACGTCGGCGGGCATCCAATATTCGTCGCCCGCCTTGAACACGTAGACGTTGCCGCCGATGTCCTTCACACCGTCGGTGTGGGTCACTACCTTGTAGAGCTTGGCCTGTGGCGTGTACCACTCGCTGCTGCCCGTGTACGGACCGCAGCGCTCGGGACCGACGGCACCGTAGAACGCGGCTGCCGTGTTCTCCCAGGTGAACTCGCGGAGTGCGACCGCAGACGACGCCTTGGCGCGTGTGACGGCCTCGTCGTAGTTGTTGTAGGTCCAGCGCATGGTGTCAACGAACTCGTCGAAGTCCGGCTCCCACCACTTCCCCGCGTCCCCGTAGACGAAGTAGCCCGCCTTGACGAGCTCCGAGTCGATGCCCATGCCGAGATGACTGAACGCCTTGTGGCCGTGGGCGTCGGTGAGGATGGTGGGGCAGCCCTGGGCAATGGCCTGGAGGGGCTGGAGACCGAAGCCCTCGCCCCGGCTGGGCTGGAGGTAGCAGTGCGCGCTGGCGTAGATGTCCACCTCGGCCTCGGCACTCAGCCTGCCCGCCACCATCTCGATGCGCTTGCCGTAGAAGTCCTCGGACTTGGGGTTCTTCATCACCAGGTATGGGGTAGGTCCCATACCCCAGGACCCCTCGGGGAAGGCAGCCCTGAACGCCCTGTAGGCGATGTCGGTGCCCTTGCGCCCACCGCTGCCACCGATGAGGAAGTTGAACCGCGTCTCGGGCATCTTGCGCTCGCGGTACTGCCAGGTGTCGGGGTCGACTCCGAGAGGCACGTACTTGACGTTGTCGTGGAACTGGCTGAACAGTTCCACGTTGGCGCGCGAGGGCACGATGACCGTCTCGAACTCGTGGAGGTTCTCGCGGAAGCTGGGGGGGAGCTCGGTCGCCTCCCACATGGTGAAGATGATGGGGACCTGTCCCTTCCACCAGCCCCGCGCATGGGTGGGTACCGAGGCCCAGGCGATGATGTTGGTGAGTCCAGGCGTGCGCTGTCCGATGAACTCAAGCGCGTCGGTGGGAGGGTTGGAGGGCGCGATCGGGGACTCGGCGATGGAGTCGTAGACGGTGACGCCGGACTTGCGCAGTTCGTGGGCGATGTTGACGCCCATGCGCCCGTAGCCGATGTGCTCACCGCCGACGACGTGGAGGAGGGTCAGCTCAGGCATTGGCGGGCCTCGTTCCCACACCCGGGGCTTCGAGCTCCTTGGAGATGGCGAGCCCTTCCTTCACCCGGGTGTGGAGTCCCTTGGGCACGATCTTGCCCATCTCCACCTCGAACTGGTCGGTCGCCTCGCGTTCGAGGACGGCGCAGTCGTCGATGCGCGGGGGCTGGACACCGTTATGCCGCATGCGCCGATAGGCCGGCATGTCCTTGTCCCACTGGGCATCGGTGTTGTTGATGCGATTGACCTCGGGGAAGCGGTTGGGCATCGCAGCCGCGCCGAAGGAGACACCGCGGATACACCCTCGGCCCTCCCGGCACTTGAAGCACTTGCCGCACTCACTCACGGATGGAACACCTCCACTGCGGGGTCGAGCCACAGGCGTCCCCCCGCTCGGTAAGGCCAGTGTCCGCTCCACTGGTCGATGGATTCCCGCATTGTGTTCGACACCACGAAGCAACTACCGCACGAGTCGATCCTCACCAGGCCCTCGAACCGTTCCGCCGGTTCGTGCCAGTAGGGAGCCTCGCCGTTGAACTTGGCGCCGTTGTTGCGATAGCCCCACGTGTCGTACCAGCGGCGTGACCCGTCGGCGTAGACGCAGGGCGCAGCTGCCGACACCTTCTGGGCATCGCTCAGCAGTTGGAGCATCGCGTCGACACTCCAGATCAGGTCGGCCTCTATCCAGACGAGGAACTGGCCGTAGTCGCCGACGGCATCGAGGGTACGACGCACCGCCTTGGCGATGTTGTCCCAGCGCTCGGGGTGGTCGATGCTGCCGTAGCGCGGACCACCGTGGGACACCTCGATGATCTCGGCGTAGGAGGGAGCCAGAAGCCGGATGAGGTCGGCGGTGTGGTCTATGTGGTCACCCTCGCCTACGACCACTCTGAGGTCGGGCAGGACGTCGGCTAGCGCTTCGACCTGCGCGAAATAACGGTCCATGTACGGTGTCCCGTTTCTTATGATCGAGGCGAGGGTGATCACTTCCGGGTCCACTTCTTGACGAGGAGTGCGAGACGCTCGACGTCTGACTCCTGGGAGTGCAGGCCCACGTAGAGGCCGTGGGTGTGGACATAGTCAGCACCCGGCAGCGGACCACGGGTCATCCCCAAGTCCGCGAAGCCGGGTTGGCGCGCCAGGTTCCCGCCAAGGATCGGACGAGTCTCGACACCGTTGTCCTCGAGCCACCGGGCGAGGTCGTCGGCGTCGTCTACGAACATGGGGATGCCGAACATCGAGGGCTTGGACTGGTGCGGGATCATGGGCAGGTCCACCCGGTCCAGTCCTGTCATCTCGGCGGCGAAGGCGTCGTAGTTGGCCTGCCGCTGTTCGTTCATCACGCCGAGCTTTTCGAGCTGGATGATGCCGATGGCAGCCTGCACCTCGGTCGGGCGCACGTTGAATCCCCAGTCGATGAAGGTGTAGCGGGGGTCCAGTCCTGCCGGCGGGCGCTTCACGTGGCGAGCCCAGCCGTGCGAGCGCAGCGTGCGGATGCGTTCGGCGAAGCGGCGGGACTTGGTCGTGACCATGCCCCCCTCCATCGTCGTCATGTGGTGCGAGAAGAAGAAGGACCACGCAGCGGCGAGTCCGGTGGACCCGACCTGCTTGCCCTTGTACGTCGAGCCGAGCGCCTCGCAGCAGTCCTCGGTTATCCACAGGGGACTGACGGCATTGGCGATGTGGTCGATGCGGGCGGGGATGCCCATGATGTGGGGGACCGAGACGGCGACGGTCCGCGGCGTGACAGCCTGTTCGAGGATGTCGGCGGTGGTGTTGACCCCCGCCACGTCCACGAGCACCGGGGTGAACCCGGCCATCTTCCATGCCCACACGTGCGTCGGCCAGGTGACTGCGGGGATCAGTACCTCGCCCCTGCCCTTGGCGGCGTAGGCGATGAGGAGGTCGGCCGAGGACCCGCTGTTGACCATGACGGCATGGTTGGCACCGACTCGGGAGGCGAACTCGTACTCGAACTGGGCGACCTTGTCCCCCATCGTCGTGCGGCCAGAGCGCATCACGGCCGTGGCCGCAGCGATCTCCTCCTCACCGATAGTGGGTACGGCTAGTGGGTACCAGTAGCTCATGGGCCGCCGTACTTGGTGACCTCGGCCGCCATCGCATTGAACTGGGGCTTGGGTGCGTAGGGGGAGGAGTCGCTGAACATGTCCAGGTCCCCGTAGCCTGCGTAGTTCAGGGTCGTGTACTGGTTGGCGAAGCTGACACCGAGGCGCACGTACTCGTCGATGGCAGCGGTGGTGTAGCTGGTCATGAATGTGGCGTCGTTGGCCCACGCTCCGAGGTTGGCCGTGCCGGGGTCGAAGTTGTACTCGCTCACGCCGGTGGGGATCGGTGCGCCGTAGTACTTGGTCTCCCAGGCGATGGTCTCGTTCCAGTTGAAGTCGATGTCGCCGGTCAGGTTGGCCAGGCAGTCGGCGGTGCTGGTGGAGTTGGTGCAGGAGTAGTTGTGGTAGGAGATGAAGTCAGCCCGGTTGTTCTTCGCTGCGGTGCGGGCCAGGAAGAAGGCAACGTCGGAGGGGTAGTTCCCCGCGCTGGCATCCTTGGAGCCGCTCCAGGTCAGGACAGGACCACCGAACAGGGCCGAGGGGTCCAGGGCGCGGAGCTGGGGAACGTCGGTGTTCCACTGGTAGGTGTAGGTGCTGATCTTCCCGCCGGCCGTGCTGCCCGGGTTGTCCGGCTCGTTGCCGAACTCGAACAGGTGGCAGTAGGGAGCGACCCAGCCGAGGGTTTTCTCCTGCCACGCCAGGCTGCCCGTCGATCCGAGGACGAACAAACAGGTGGCTCCCTCGGCCTGGGCAGCCTTGACCTTGGAGAGGACGTACGCCTTGGTGTCGCCCTGGTAGGACCACACCCGCATGAAGGTGAGGCCCGCAGCCTTGATGTCGGCCTGGACGCTGGGGAGGGTGTCGACGTTGGGCGATGCGTAGACGGGTCCGTCGTTGGAACCGAAGATGTAGGCCGGCGCGCCCGAGGAGAACGTGGTCTCGCCGGGGAGCAGGGGGGTGCTCGCTCCGCTCTCTCCGATCCAGGCGAACAGGGCGACGGTCAAGACGGCACCGACAGCAAAGGCAAGGGCTCGCTTCATCATGGTCCTGTCGTGTATCCGGCCGCGTTGAGGGCAGCAGCCTCCGCTGCGGTGATGAGGTTCTTGACCCCGCCGTAGTAGGTCCGCACCACGTAGGGAACCTGGAAGGTCTGCGTCACGACGTTCTTGCCGGAGGTGGCGTCGAACACCGTGACGTAGGGAGCGGTCGGCGGCTGGATCATGTTGGGCGGTGTGCCGTTGACCTGGCTGTCGAGGAACGTCCCATCGGACATCTTGAAGATGTTGCGGCCACGGGTCTGCTGGCGGTAGTGACGCATGAGCCGGTGCATGAGCGGATCGACCGGATAGAATGGGTCGTTCTGCGCGCCCAGCCCAGGCCCGACGTAGATCGGGCTGACTATGTCGTCAGCAGGTGGTGTGAACGTGGGCATCTAGTCCCACGACGGTCCCGGGCCAGCGCTGGACCCCCGCTGCACGTAGCTGTTGCCGGTGGTCGGCGAGGGGTCGTCATCGAAGTCGGGCTCACCACGCATGCCGAGCGTGAACAGTTGGCGCGGTGGGGGACCCGTCGGCATCGAGGACGCGAGCCATCCACCGTTGAGCGCCTCCTCCTCGAGGGTCGTGGGCAGCGTCACGTAGACGCCACTGTCGCCGCGCACATCGTCGGCGCTGTGCCCGGCATAGCGCATGGCGTCGGCCGGGTGGTGCTCGGCGTAGTGGCGCAGCACCTCGGGGTCGGTGGGGACGCCCGCGACCGGGCTGGCGGGCCTCATGACATGAACCCGCCGTCAGGCCACGATCCCGGCCCCTCGGCTCCCATGAGCGCGCCGCGTGACACGCCCATCGTGTTTGGCCACGGGTGCACCTCGCTGCGCGCACCGTTCCAACGGGTGTCGTTGTCGGTGGCTCCACAGGTCGCCTCGTCCCGGCGGTCGCAGTCGACCGCGGCACGGCTGTAGCGATGCTCGGCACCTCCGGTCCCGCCGCCGTAGCGGCCGTTGCCGGCCGGGCGGTTCCCTCCTTGTAGTCCTGCCATTTACCTCACCATGCCTTTCGCTCGGAAGGGTGGGTTGTCTGGGTCCTCAATGAGCTCCACGCCGGGACCGTCGTAGGTAGCACCTACTTCGAGCGCCGACGTTGGGACAGTTGGCGTACCGTCCGTGCGCGAATGGCCGCCACAGTCGAAACACTGATACGTGTCGAACCCGAACCCCACGTTGTGGCTTCGGCAGTGGCCGCATTGGGACGCCATCTACTTGAACGACCCGGGCTTGGGTGTCCCGGGGTGCATCGGCATGTTGCCCGTGTGACTGTCCGCCTGGGGGTGGACGTCGCCCGACGAGTTGATCGGGTACGACAGGTCGCCGTGCTGGTCCCCGTAGGGCAGCGTCAGCGACGTCGAGTCGAGCGGGTACGACATGACCCCGTGCGTGTCCGGCTTGGGACTGAGTGTGTCGTCGTAGTAGTCCATCTTTTTCTCCTGACCAGGTGCCTCCCCGGGGGCGGCGCTGCCCCCGGGGCGACAAGCCTGTTGGGCCTAGAGGGAGGTGTTGGCTCCCGCTGCGGCGTTGGCACCGACCGACGATGCGCTCTCGATGCGGTAGGCCGCGGCGGCACGGAAGATGCCGTAGGCGCCGAGCCAGTACCAGCCCATCGGAACCCACCGACGCAGATAGTCGGTGATCGGACCAGGGGCGACCCGGGGCAGCGGGCCGTTGCCGTCGGCGTTGGAGTACGCCTTGGCGAGGGCCTGGCGCCCGAGCACCAGCGTTCCGTACACGTCGGTCAACGTCGTGGACGATCCGGCGTCGGCGTAGAGCGGCGTGCGTGGCGTCTCCACGAAGCGGATGGCCTCGAACGCTCCGATCTCACCGGACCAGATCTCTCCCGGCTGGGAATACGTGTGCGGGTCACGCCACGATGCCGAGCCGGTCTGGCCTCGGAAGTCGTAGCTGACGTCGGGGTGCATGAACCCGGCGTAGAGGCCACCGATGGACGGCACGTTGTTACGCACCAAGGTGGCTCGGGCCAGGCGGGCGTCCACCGCACCGAACGTGTTGGTCGGGATGATGGTGTTGCGGCTCGTCGGAGCCGGTCCGGTTCCCGTCGAGTACGCGACGGCACCCAATGGCGAGGGAGAGGCTCCTGAGCCCCCCACGAACTGAGCCAATGCGATGGTGTCGAGCGACTTGCCCGCGTTGAACCCGATGACGTTGGCGACAACCGGGTCGAGCGGAACGAACGACGTTCCCCGCAAGAGGGCCGAAGTCAGCACGGCGGCGCCGTACTCGGCCAGGGTGAGGGTCACCGTCGAGTCAGCCATCGTCAGCGGTGTGACGTCGGTGGACTCGTTGATGGCCGTGGACTGTGTTGCCAGGTCGCTCTGAACCACGAACTCGACCGCGTTACCAACCATCGACTGGTTGGTGGGCTGTACGTCGGCGACAGCGTCGTAGTACAGCTCGGGACGAAGGGCGTAGTACGCCCGCAGTTCCCATGCGGTCTGATCCCAGTGCAGAGACGACGAGATTGTGATGCCGGCAGGCACGCACTACTCCTTGTCTATGAGTAGTCAGCCGAGATTGCGTGACCCCACGACCCCGCCGTATTCCTTCATGATCGCGTCGAACTTTTCGCCCATGCGCGGGTCCGTAGGAGACAGCGAGGCGAGCTTGGTGTCGCGCTCGGCCAACTTGTCGGGTGGAAGCTGACCCCCGCCGATGAGCTCGTCGGCCGCGTGTATGGCGGCGACTTCCTCTGCTATCTGCGAGTCGTCAGGTTGACTCGTCGCTCCAGTGATCCGGTCCCACTCGGCCCTGACGGCCTCGGGGTTGGACTCGCCCTCGTAGCCCTTCGAGAAGTAGTTCGCCAGGGGATGCGTCGGGTCCACACCGGCCTGGAAAAAGGCGTTCTGCCTTTCCAGTTCGGCAACCTTCTGCGCCGCCTGTGCTCCTTCCCTGGCCTGCTGCTTGTACTTCTTGAGTTCCTTGCCAGGGATGGAGACCATCTTCTCGGATGGCTCCTCAAACTCTGGATCGACGTAAGTCACTGCTGCTTCTCCTCGGGACGGGACGACCACGGGTGCGGCGCGTCAGAAGGGGACGTGGCGGCGACACGGTCGCCAGTCGGGAGGCGCTACGACGCCATCTGGCGGAGCGCAACCTGGATACAGACTACACGCTAGCCGTTACGGGGAGCAACACCCAGGCCGGTGATGCCCCGGCCCTGGGTCTCGGCGTACTTGTAGTAGCCCGAGAACGCGGCTTTGCGCTGGTCAGTGCGCTGGGTAATGGCCATCTGGTCGGCGGCGTTCCCGCCGAACTCGGCCCCCAGTTGGATCTCCTGGTTGATGCCCTGCTCCCCCGAGCCGGGCAGGGCGGTAAAGAGTTGCGCCTCCTTGGCGAGGTTGGTGAAGCCGGTGACGGCGTCGGCCTGGGTCTTGCCCATCTGAGCGATGGCCATAGCCTGGGGCTGTGAGATGTGCCCGTAGCCCGTCTGGACCGCAGCGCCCCCGATCTGGGCGGACGTGAACTGGTTCTGGAGCAGCGGGAGCGCCCTGTTGGGGTCCAAGAAGTAGGCGGCAAGGCCACCGGGGGTGACCCCGTAATACTGCTGGAGGGCGGCGAGGACCTGGGGCGGCGACTGGATGGCCTTGCTGAGGCCCTGGGTGATGCGGGCGTCGAGCTCGGCCGTCGAGACGTCGTGGGACATGAGGGTGACCATCTCCTGGTCATTGATGAAGTTGGTCGGCAGCCCCGCCTGCTGCATGACCCCCACGGCGTAGTCCTTGTAGGAGTTGATCTGAGCCTCGGTCATGGCCGGGAGGTTGGCGGCTTGGCGTGCCTGCATGACCTGCCCGTACATGGAGTTGACGTAGAAGGGCTGTTGGCGCAGCGAGTAGAGGATCTGGTCGATGGAGTTGTTCGAGGTGATCTGCTGGGTCGCCCAGGTGACGGCGTCGGAGCCGAAGCCCCACGAGCTCAACTCCTGGGACAAGATGGCGATGGCGTCGTTCTGGGTGATGGGGTTGCCGTTGGCGTCGGTCGTCATCGCCACGCCCGCAGGAGGAGTGGTGGACGTCGGAGGCTGGTTGTAGCCCCCGATCTGGGCGTTGTACTGCCCGGGTGCGGACCCGAAGTTGTAGGTCTGCCCCTGGGCGTTGGTCAGCTGGTAGCCCCCACCGGGTAGCGCGATGGCGCTGACGATGTTCTCGCCGACCGGTCCACCGATCCCGGTGTTGGTGCCGCCGTAATACTGGGCGCCCCCCTCGGCGTAGACGGCACCCTGGTTGGTGACGACGTCGTAGCCGCCGCCGGGCTGGTAGATCGTCTCGACGGTGGAACCCTCCTCGCCTGCGGGACCGTAGTAGGGGGGGCTCATGTGATGGGCACCCCGGCGATGGCGGGCGCGCCCGCAGCGGTGAAGGCGGTCGAACCCGCAGGTCCAGAGGCACTCTTGCCGAACATCTCACCGAGGCCCTGGGCAAGCGAGGAAGCCCGGTCCTTGGCGTTGACCGAGTTGGTGTAGCCGTACTGGGGGTCCTGCATGAGCAGCTGCTGCCAGTCGTAGAGGGACATGGCCGTGGGTTGACCTCCTGGTCCCGGGGTCGACAGCGCCCGGTTCCATTTCGACTGGGTCATGTCGACGGCGTTGGGCGAGATCCCGAGCAACTGGGCGGCGACCTCTTTATATGGGGTGACGTAGTCGGCCGGCGTGATGCCGGCCTTGATGGCACCGGCAATGGAGGGGTAGAGGCTCTGGGCCTGGTTCTCGAGGTAGGCGGTGACGCCTGCGGGGTCCATCGTGCCCTGGGCGAGGGCGAGGCTGAAACTGTCCAGGGTCGATTGTGAGACCGGGACCAGGTACTTTGCCGCCTCGGCCTGGACGCTCTGGACGTCGGATTGCAGGGTGCCTGCCGTGTTGACCGGGGTGGAGATGCCGCCGAAGGTGAACTGGAAGGTCCCGTCGGCGTTGGGAGTGATGGACTGGGCGATCTCCTGCTTGATCTGCTGCTCGGTCCAGCCCTGGGCGAGGGACGACTCGGCGAGCAGGGTGAGCTGCTGGGTGGTCGGCTGGAGGCCCAGCGCGGTGAGGGTGGCGCCGATGGCCGACTGCTGAGCGCCGATGTCCGCTGCGACCTGGCCGGGGTCGGTGAACACGTTCTGGATGTAGGAGCGGACCGCGTCGGACTTCTGCTGATACCACTGCGTCGACTCGAACTGCGCCTCGGCCGAGGTCGGGTCGGTGCCGCTCTGCGCCCACTGGACGATGAGGGGGGCGAGCTCGGGGACGGTGAGCATCCACGCCAGGTTCGGGTACTGGGACTGCACCATGTTGATGGCGTCCTGGCCGATGGACGACGAGGTCGACGTCGCAGCGAGCGTGCCCGGGCCACCTTGTCCGAATCCACTGTCGAGCCCTTGCAGCTCCACCTGCTGTATCGGGGAAAGAGAGGGCATCACTTCATCGCAATCGGGGTCTGGCGCACATGGGCGGCGAGACCGGGGTCAGGGTTCTTGAGCTTGGCGTCGATCATCTGGAACACCTTCAAGAGGTTGTTCGCCTGGTACTGGGGTGCAAGGTTCTGCCCGGCGAAGGTGGTGGCGGCGTTGGTCGGGTCCAAGGTGGCGGGCGCCTGATCGACGATGGGCTGGGCGTAGACGTCGGTGATGGTGCCCTTGGCGCCACCTGGCGCCGTGCCGGTGATGGCCGAGGACCCCTTCATGAAGTTCAAGAAGTCGGTCCCGGCCTGGGTCACTGCCCCCTCGGTGTAGCCCCCGGTCACCTGGGCGAGGGGCTGGCCGGGGGCGTTGGGGTTCATCCAGCCGATCTCGATGCCGGTGCTGCCCCCGGTGGCGTGCCCGAGAGTGGCGCCGCCACCCACCTTCTGGCCGACGGTGACGTTGGGGACGATGTCCTCGGCGTAGTAGACGACGCTGTGCTGAGGGTCGGGTGGGTTGTCGAGCTTGAGCGCGATGAAGGCTCCGTTGCCCGGCCATCCTCTGTTCGAGATGGACAAGATGGTGCCCGAGCCGACCGCGAACACCGGCCCTGAGCCCGAGAAGTCCACGCCCTGGTCCGTGCGTCCCTGCTTGAGGCCGGGACCGACGGGCGAGAAGGACGAGGCGTTCTTGTTGACCACCGACGTCGTGGCACCGCTGCTGGGGTTCTGGCCCATGAGGGTCACGATGTCCTGGCCGTAGGCGCCGACGGTCAATCCGTTGTTGCCGGGAGGGGCGTAGCCGGGCTGGTTGACGTAGCCGGGGTCGTACCACGCCCGAGCCGCCATCTCCCACGAGCCGTACTGGCGGTAGTAGGTCTGCGCCATGTTGGAGGCCACGGCGTCTTGCACCTTGGGGGGAGCCTTGTCGGCGCGTCCGTTGGCGTACTGCCCGTAGCCCGCCTGCTTGGCGGCTGAGTTCCACGTGGAGGGGATGAACTGATAGGCGCCGTAGGCACCGTCGCCGCTGTTGGCCGTGTAGTTGTTGCCCGACTCGTGCTGTCGGACGGCGCTGAGGAAGGACCCGACCGTTCCCGTGCCTGCGCCAGTTGCGACCGAGCCGTAGGCGGCTTGGGAGGCGGCGATTTGCTGCTGCTGCTGGGACAGGATGCCCGCCACCTGGGCGTTGGTCTGCTGCTGCTGGGCCGTGTTGAGGGTGGCCGCGATGTCGGAGAGTTCGGCCGGGGTGAAGTTGCGGCCGATGAGCCGCTGGGCGAGGTTCTCCCCGTTGCCGTTGGTCGCAGCCTCCACCGCGTTGAGGATGTCCTGGGACGACCAGACCTTCTCCGGAACGCGGGCAGCGGGGATAATGTGCGTGCCCGAGCCCGACGTGCCGTTGGAGAGCGCACCGCTGACCGCGGAGTTGAGCCACTGCCCGAAGTCCGCTCCGTTGCTCGCAGCACTGACGACCGCCGACTTGAAGGCCGTGAGGTCAGTGGGTTTGATGTGGCCGAGCGTGGGACGCTGACTCCTCGAGTAGAGGCCCGCTGCGTACAGCTGCGCCTGGAGCGCGGCCAACTGCGCCTTGGCAGCCTTGCCGCCGGGTGTGTTGAAGGTGGAGGCGTGCGCCAGTTGTTCGAGGCCCTGGACCGCTGTGGCCACGGTGACGACGCCCCAGTTGAGGCGCAGCCACTGGCCGACGCCCGAGACCTTGAGTTGGTCCTCTGACGAAGTCGACAGGGGGTTGGTCGAACTGCTGCCCGTCGGTATCTTGGGCAGACCACCGAGACCGAGGGGGTCGGTGCTCGTGCCCGAACTCGAGCCGCTGGTGTTGAGAATGGGCATTAGGGGGTCACCGCCTCAAGGGGTCCGTACTGCCAGCGGAAGTTGGAGTCGTAGAACTTCAAGAAGCCGGGGATGGTCTCGGCGAAGCGGACGGCGTAGTTGCGCAGGATCTTGGTCGTCACCGCCTGCTCGCCCGGGTCGATCTTGCCGGCGTAGATCGCCTTGCCGTACTTCTGGGCGTCGGTGATCCACTCGGTCACCGCGCCGCGACCAGACAGCCGCATCTGCGTTGCGTAGTTGGTGATGGCCTGGGCCTGCTGGGCGTAGAACACCGAGGGGTTGTCGATCTGGAAGGCCGGGTACTTGAGGTTGACCATCTGGTCGATCATCGTGGCGTCGATGACCTGACCGGCGAACTGCCCGTACTTGGCGGGGTTGTCGGCCAGCTTGATCTTGTTGGAGTGGTGTGCGTTCCAGTGCACGTAGTTCGATAGAACGCTCGTGGAGAGCGCACGCCGGTAGGAGTAGGCGTCGTAGAGCTGCGCCGTCGCGGTCTCAGCGACCGGCTGGGGCATCCACGCGGTGCCCGGCCCGTGGCCGAGGTTGTCGATCTCCTGCCCGGCGATCTTGCCCGTCTCGATGGACTCACGGCCGAAGTTGTTCAGTTCCTTCCAGATGGGGATGAGGCCCTGGACCACCTGGAGTCCCTTGGGGTTTGCGTTGTAGGACTGGGGGATGAACAGGTTGAGCAGGGGGGCGTTGATGCCACCGAACTGCCCGAGGTTGATGCCGTGGGCGAAGGCGTTGAGCCGCATGGCTTCTTGCATGAGCGGCACGTGCTTTTGGAACCACGACGAGGTGCCGATGGTGTCGCCGTTGGGGTGCTCGGCGTTCCACTTGGCGTAAGCGGCGAGCCCTGCGGTGAGCAGCATCTGCTGAGCGGGGCGGTCGATGATGTACTGGCCGGTGTTGCGGTAGAGCGTCTTGTCGAAGGAGAAGGGGAAGAACACGAAGTTGAGGGACTTCTCCAGCGCCGTGCGACCCTCGCCGTAGCGGGCTGAGCCGTAGCCGAAGTCCTTGATGAGCAGGGCGCGGATCTCGTCGTCGGTCCTGCCCATCTTGTTCCAGTGCCACACCGCGTATGCCTCTTGGTTGCGCGGGTTGTAGATGCCGTCGATGGACGCCGCGTTGAGTGACTGGATGCCCTCGTCGTAGACGGGGTCCTTGCCGCCCGGCTGGATGCGGTCCAAGAGGGCGAGCGCCTCCTCGGTGATGCCCCGCTGCTCCATCGCGTGGTACGGGCGCCATGTCACCGGCACGCCGTCCATCGCTGCCTTGACGTTGGCCTTGACCAGTCGGCGCGCGGAATACTCGGGCGAGATGTTGAAACGCAGTTGGTTACGCAGGGGGACGTAGCGCGACGGCAGGTTCTCTATCCAGTAGGCCGCGTGGCTGTTGGGCAGCGCCCGACCCGCGAACCCGAGGTGGTAGCCCGCCATGTTCTCGATGCCCTGCCATCCGGTCAGGCGCCACGGCATGTTGGCCTTGCCGTGCTGGACGGCGCGGTAGATGGCCTGCTGGCCGTGGATGTCGTAGGGCGCCATTGGCCGGTATTGCAGGCCCTCCTTGTTCATCTGGTATTCGAGCTCCTGGGCCAGCGCGCTCCCCTCGGCAACGGGTTGGCCGAACACCTCTTTGACCTGTGAGGGCCGGATGTTGAGCAGCCCCGTAGGGTTCATCTGTGCGCCGAGGCGGCGCTTGGCGATGGCTCTCGCGTCGGCGAGGAGTTCGGCGGGCGACGAGGACCGACCCGCCGCCTCGGCATGGGCCTGGATCTCGGGCAGCAGGGCCTGGGTCACCTGGCGTAGTTCGGAGCGGTGCGTCCACGCGGCGATGCTCCCCATGAGGTCGTTCATCAATCCGCTCGCCGGCACGACTCCTGCGGCCCGCAGGCGGGCGAGGATGCCTCGCGCGTTGTCGTAGGGCATGAGCCGTAGTTCGCCCTTGCCGATGGAGTCCTCCAGCGCCTTGAGCACCTCGTGCTGGAACCCGAAGTTCACGTCGTGGGAGCTGACGTTGCGCGGTGAGAGACCGATCGACTCGATCATGCGGCGCAGCCGTGAGAGCCGGGCGTCGAAGATGTCGATGTGGGGCTGGTCGTAGAAGGCGTGGCCGATGTCGTTGCCCATGACCGGTTGGTAGCCGAGCTTGCGGATGTCACCGAGGGCTTGGCGCAGTTGCGGCGAGGCTGCCTTGGCGAACAGAGGAGCCGCCTGCTTGGATGCGAGGGTCTGGGCGAGGCGCACCAGCTTGGCGTGGTCGGCGGGCATCTGATCGGTGGCCACGTCGAAGTGCAGGTTGAGCCAGTCACGCATCTCAGAGGAGAGCGCACGCACGTCGTTGAAGCCCTTGGAGCGGATGGCAGCCGCCTCGTCCTTGGTGATGCGCGGGATCTTGTTGGACACCTTCTTGCCGACCATCTCGGCGTAGTCGCCGAGGAAGCCCTGCTCCTGCTGGTTCATGTCGCGGGTGGCCTGGGCGAGCCGCTGGCCGAAGGCGTCGGCCTCTTGGGTGGCGACGTCCTTGGTCTTGTAGTCGAGGTTGGCGAGTCCGATGGCGCCTCGCCTCACCGGATCGTGGAACACCTCATTGAGGCGAGGGATCACCTCGTCTCGCACGATGTCGCCCGCCTTGACCCAGTTCTGCCCGTTGCCCCGCAGCCAACCGCGACGGCCGTCGGCGGTGCGCAGGATCTCGGCGGCGATGCGCTTGGACAGCTCGTCGGGACCGCCCCACTGACCGTGCAGCGGGTTGTGGTTGTCGACCATCTCCTTCGCCGCCAGCACGAGCGCGTCGGGATTGTTGTACGCCTCGTGGCTGAGTTCTTTGATCATCTCCGCTCTGCCGCCCGCAGCCTCGATGTCCTGGGCCGAGAGCGTCGAGAGCTCCTTCTCGGCGAAGTGGGTCGCTGCGTGCTGAGCGATCTTGGGGATGGCGAACTTGGCGAAGTTGGCGGTGCCGCCGAAGTGGTCGATCAAGTCCTGGTAGGTCATGTACTTGCCCGGGTGCGCCCCGTTCACGCCGCGTTCGATGTTCACGGCGAAGCCGGTAGAGGGACCGAGCATGTCGTCGAGCGCCTGGTGGCCGTTGCCCAGGTCGTCCGCGATCGAGTGCGAGATGGCACCCGAGCCGCTGATGGGCGGGTGCAAGAACCACACCAAGGTGTTGATGCCGGGGCGGAAATGGTGCCCGAGGACGGTGAACGCGAGCTTGTTCTGGATGGCGTGGTCCAACGAGTCCACGACGTTGTACTTGTTCAACTGCGCCTGTAGTGGTGAGGTCTGACCGCCGATGGCGTTCTCGGCCGCAGCGACACCGCGGATCTTGGCGCCCGCGACCCCCAACTGCCCCATAGCGGTCCCCGCCACGCGCACGGGCGGCAGGGCGTAGGGCGATGCGAGCAGCGTGCGCGCCCGGTAGTACAGGCCATCCTTGCCCAGCGTCTGATCGACCACCGGGCCTGCGAGCCTGAGAATCGGCGTCTTGGGGACGAAGCCGAGCACCCCGCCGGGCGTGTTGCCGCTGGTGTCCCAGACTCCCTTGGCGAGCGCCCGGGGGCTACGCAGCGCAGCCTCCATGTCGACGCCTTTGAGCGCAGACTCCCCTGCTGCCTCGGCGATGGTCTTGCCCGCGCCGAACAGCCCGTGGGCGATGAGGAGGTCGCCGACAACCGATGCGCTATCAAGGAACTTGGCTCGGGTCCCCTCGCCCATGTACGAGGTCTGCGGTGTGACGTGAGGGCCTGGGATGAGGTTCTCTGCCGCTGCCGACCACTGCTTCGCCTGCGGGAACAACCCGCCGACGGCTCCGCCGAGCGCGCCACCACCCATCGACCCCACCACGGTGCGCAGGTCGTCACGGGCCTGGTGCGGGATGCTCTGCGCCCACGATACGACGGCGTGAGCGGCCTGCTCGGGGAACAACCATCCGAGGGCGCCCAGCGCTGAGGACACCAGCGTCGAACCGGGCGTCTTGCCGCCGAGCGCCTCGGTTTTCTGGTTCTGCACGTACTGTCCGTAGGCGGCGTTCCACGGGCTCGACCACACGCCGTCGGCCTTCTGTCCCTTGGCGAAGCCGAGACTCTGGAGCTGCTTCTGGACGTGGACGAGGTCGCTGTCCTGGAGCGGCCAGGGTCCGATGGTGCCCGTCAGGTACATCTTGAGGGCGAGGCCGAGCGAGGGCTGCTTTTGGAGCAGCGGGTCGTCGGTGATGTAGTGGATGGTGTTGTCCACGCTGCCGTAGGCGCGGCGCAAAGAGGCAGCCATCGTGGCAACCTCGGCGTCCGTGTTGGGCAGCGCGGCGAGGGTGGCGATGGTCTGGTGCGGCATCCACGGGTGAGCGTTGGCGAGTCCCACCAGGCGGGCGGCGAAGTTCTGCGGGGGCTGGTTGATGGTGTCGAGCGGGTGCTCGGGCTGCTGAGGGAACAGGCCGCGGGTCTGGGGGTTCTGATAGGCGAAGGCGCCCGGGTTGCCCTGCATGGTCGGCGTCATGGCGCTGCCCGGTTGGCGAGCGTGGCGTTCATGGCGTCACGCAGTGCGCTCGTTTCCTTGTCCGCTGCGGGTCCGAGCGCGTTGAGCGCAGCGACGGCCGTGGTGAGCGGGTCGTTCTGCGGGCGCATGAGGCTGAGCGCCTCGGGACCGGGTCCCGCGCCCGTCGGCAGGCCGGCAGTGACCGGCTCGTTGGGGCGCTCGGTCGGGCGCAGGAAGTCACCTGCATCGCCCGGCACCGGTCCAGGCGCGCCGGTGGGAGCGGGAGCGGAAGGGCCGGGGGCTGGGCGCATCGGGACGGCGCGCTGTTCGCCGACCATCTCACCCCGAGCGCCGTAGGGCAGTCCCGTGGGCGCGGCGACAGGGAGCGGCGAGTGCAGGTCGGTACGGTTGCCGTAGCCCTGACCCTTGTTCCCGGCACGACGCCCGCCGCGTGCCATGTCAGGCTGCTGCTGTCTGCTGCGGTGGTGCGTGCAGCGTCTGGAGCAACTGCGCGAGCCCCTGTTCGCTCTGCGTCGGAGGGTTCACCGTCGGAGGTACGGCTGCGCCACCGGGCGCACCGCCCGGGCCGGGGGCGAGACCGGGCATCGCACCAGGAGGCGGACCGCCGCCGGGCATCTGAGGCGGCATCTGCTGGGCTTGGCGCTGCTGCTGTTGGTTGTGGACCGCGATGATGGCCTCGGAGAGCGAGAGCCGGTCCTCTCGCAACGCCGTTTCGATGTAGGCGACGTCGACCGCAGCGAGCGAGCCGGCCTGGACCTGCTGGGCGATGGAGGCGAGGAGGGCCTTGTTGATGGCCTCGGCGAGCACCATGTCGGCTTCGTGGGTGGGGTCGTCGATGAGCGGGTGCAGTTTGCGGGCGGATTCCTCGGAGATGAGCTCGAGCCCCACCAACTGCCCGATGAGCACGGCCAACTGGTTGGCGTCGGAGCCTGCGTGGGGATAGTCCACGAAGTTCACGTCGGTGGTGAAGATCTGGTCGGGCACGTAGGTGACCGCACCCGACGGCGTGCCCTTCATGCGGCGCATGTAGAAGCTGACCGTCTTGGGTCCGTAGTAGCCCTTGGACATCGCAATGGCGATCTCGTTCTCGTGCTCCTTGGAGCGGGCGAGCAGCACCTGGGACTCTTGGATCGGGAAGTCGATGGCGGCGGAGATGACGGCGTCACCGCGCTTGCCGGTGCGCACGTTGGTCGGCGACTCTGCACCCATCTCGGAGGGGATGCCGCCCTGGGAGCGCATGGCCGTGTCGAGCAGGCCCATCATCTGCACGGGCATCGTGGAGGGGTTGAGCTGCTGGGGTTCGAGGACACCGCCGGTCACCACCCCGGTGCGGCCGTTGATCGGGTCGGCCTCGACCATCACCTCGGGCAGTTCGCCGGGACGGCCGACGAGCCATTCCTTGGTGAACACGTTCTGTTTGACGGCATTGAGGGTGAGCGCCATCAACTTGGCTTGGGTCTGGTGCATGCCCACCATGCCGTCGAACTTGCCCACCTCGATGTCGAGGGTGGTGCGCCGCGGGATGACCACGGGGCAGATGCCCGCACGGTTGGGCTTGCGGTTGACCACCGCGTGCGGTGCGCCCGCGACCGTCGGCGTCGAGCCGTAGCCGCGCGGAGCCGAAGGGGCGTCACGGCCGACCACCAGCATGACGAACTCGTCCTTGTCGGCGTACTCGAGCACCGTGAACGTCGTGTCGACCGAGGGGTTGTTCCCCTTCTCGATGGTCGCAGCGGCCTCGGGGTAGCGCCTGGCGAGGAACCCGAGCGTCACGTCGTAGGTGAAGATGCAGTCGTCGGGCATCATGTCGTCGGGGTTCGGCCGCGGACCGGGGTAGGAGGCAAGCGGGTCACGGATGTGCCACGTGGGCATGGCCTTCTCGTAGGAATGCCCCGGTCGGATCAGGCAGGGAGCCTCGGCGTAAGCCAGTAGGTGCCGTGCCCGTCGCCCGTCGAGCACTTCCATGTCCGAGTGGTCCCACCATCCAAGGATCGCGAGTCGACGGAGCCGCGCACGCTTGTCTGCGAGAGGCTGGCCTGGATATGTGGATGGGCAGTCCACGTCTGGCCGCACAGATGCCACACGCGCCCCCAACTGGTCGATACCCTGCTGGATGAGGTTGGCCACCGCAGCACGTTCGATCTTGTCCATTTCTGGGAGTGGAAGAACCAGATCACCGTTGTAAGCCCTCCGTATCTCGTCCATGCGGTTGATCATGCGCGACCGCGCCGCGCGCCGTTCCTTGTAGAGGTTGAGGATCTGGTCGCCGCTGGTGGTCATGCCGGCACCAACTCTGTGTACCAAGAGGGTCGCCACGAGTAGCGCGGCTTGGGCTCACGGGCGTAGACGTGGCCGAGGTTGGCCTCACCGAACCACTGCGACATCACGAGGTCGTCCTTTCGCCCGATCGGGTAGTGGGTCACTTCCTCGACCAACTTCACCGAGGCGAGGCGCGCCTTGTCGCCCTTGCCGGGCAGGCGGATCAACCCACGGCGGTAGAGCGGGCCGAGCTGCTGAGGACCGAGCTCGGGGTCCAACTTGTTGCGGGCGAAGGTCTCGTGGCCGATGACGCGCACACCGGTCTGCTGCTGCCAACGCCGCAGGGCGTCGGTCGCCAGGAAGAACCGTTGCGCCGCATTGGCCTCGAAGATCAAGGTGGCGATGGGAAAACCCTTGGCCACGCTCATTTGGTACCACTCGTGCAGGATTCCGGTGAACGACTTCTTGGGGTCGGACCAGTCGAAGAACTGGGATAGCTGCATCTTGAGGTTCGTCAGCGCGACGAGGAAGCGAAGTTCGCTCTGGGGGTGGTAGACCCACAGGGTGATGCCCCACATCTTGGTGGGCGAGGGGTCCACGCACAGGTAGGCGACAAAGGGCTGGGTCAGCGTGGGGAGCTCCCACATCTCGCGGTCGTTGTCCCAGCAGCCGGGAAAGACTTCCTTCGTCTTGGGGTGCGTCCCGCCCTTTATCCACATGATGTCCACAAGGGCCTGCTGAGGGTCGACGTCCTCTTGCTGGTAGACCTGCTCGAAGTTGGACGAGGAGTTCTCCATCTCGGCTTCGAGCTCGTAGTAGGGCAGCCGGTGCGGATCGAGCAGGCAGCCCCGGGGGTAGTAGTCCCCCGGCGTGTGCTCGTCGAGGCAGCGGTTGTCGTAGTGCGCCTTGAACTTGACGTGGTGGTACTTCTTGCCCGAGTCCGCCTCGCAGCAGTTCTGGTGGTAGCGCTCCTCGGAGGAGCCGGCCTTCTTGTCGAGCGCGTGGCGGTAGAGGTCCTCGGGAGAGAGCCGCTGTCCTTGCAGCACCAGCAGTCCGCCAGGTTCGAGGCGCTTCTCTGCCACCTTGTCCCAGCGGTCGCGGGCCTTTTCGATTCGCTCGAGGTTGAGCAGGTGCCTGTCCTCGATCACGTCGTCCCAGATGCACACGTCGAAGCGGCCACCGATGAACGCGGTGTCGAGACCGTAGCCCGACCACGTCGGTTCCTTCTCGGTCAACGGACGGTCGTCGGATTGCCCTACAATGAAGGCATGGGCGGCCCACAATGGAGTGCCGTCGACCTTGAACAAGCCGTAGTCGCCAAGGAGGGTCGCGTCTGCGTCGAAAGCGAGCCCTGCTTCGATCTCCTCCGACTCCGCGCGCATGGGCCACGGTGTCTCGAGAGCATTCTTGAGGCGGCGTATGTAGTTCTCAGCGAGTGTCTGGCTAGCGGAGCCTATGAGTCCGCGGATGCCACGGCGCCGTGCGGTGATCCAGGCGGGGATGTCAAGGGTGAACAGCGTGGACTTTCCTGACCCGGGGGGACAGTTGATGACCACGTACTCCTTGCGCGGGGTCCCGAGCCATTCGATGATGCGGTGCCCGGCTTCCTCCTGCCACGGCGTCGACATGCGGCCGAAGTAGCGGCGGCGAAAATAACCAAACTCGTTTAGACCCCTCTTGGCCTCGTCACTGAGCTGGTCATGAGGAATGGCGCCCAGGGCAGCCGCCGCAGAGACGGTCGCTTGCAGGTTGCGCCGCCGCCTCGGACCCGCACCGGTGGTGTCGGAGATGACAACCTGGTCGTTGGGGTTCCCGGTGGTCGACTCCTTCGCTGCGCGCTCACGGCGCCACGCTGACTGCTGGGAGATCCCGACGCGACGGGAGGCTTCGACGATGCCACAGCCCTGCTGGCGCAGCTTGTCGTACTTGTTCCAGGTGGTGGGCTGGATCTTGCCGCGGCCGATGCGGCCCTGGTTGGGCACGCCGACCTACTTGGAGCCCTTGCGTCCCTTGCCGAGGACGCGGTTCGCCTTGGCGTCGATCCTGGCCTCGGTGGACTTGGACATGCGCCCGGCCTTGACCGCCTGAGAGGCGCGGGCCTTCGCGTTGGCGGCATGGGACCGGTCATTGACCGGATACGAGCGGTTGGGACCGGCGAACTTGGAGTCGGGGAGCTTCTTACGGGCCGACGAGCTCAGCTTGGCCATGTCTGTCCTCCATGAGGGACTCCACCGCCGCATGCCACAGGTCATGGCGGTTTCGCTCCGGTGTGGACACGGCACAGCCGCATCGAAGGCAGGTGTCGAGCGAGGGGTAACCGGTCCCCTGGTACTGGACGTTCACGCGAGCTTGCGCCCCTCGCGCAATGTGCCCCGGTCATCGACGTCGAAGGAAGCGCCGGCAGGGGTGGGGGTCCCCACAGAAGCCACATCGGGCACCGCTGTGGCCGTTGCGTTTGGGTCGTTCACGAACACGGCGTCGGAGAAGTCGTCGCCGTGCCCTTCCTCCCTAGTGGGTGAGGCTCCCGGCGCGCCGTCCCAAGGGGAGGAGGAAGGCGCTGCCGGGGCCTCGACCGCGGGAACGGCGTCCTCGTAGGTTCCAGGTGTTTGGGCCTCGCCGTTCGACACGTCGGTCACAGTGCACCACTATAGCAACCTGTAACGCACAATACGAGGGATGTAGTGAAGTCCCTGCTAGGAGGGCCGCGGCGGGAACGTACCCAGGTCGGCGGCGCTGAAGAACGGGTCCTGGTCGTAGGGCGTCTCGATGCCGGCCTCGATCTCGAGCTCGGCGATGCGCTGGCGGGTGCAGAGCCGCTGATAGGCGATCTCGAACTCCTTCGAGGTCCTCGCAGCGGCGCAGGTGGGGAAGCCCCAGCGGTCCAGTTCGGGGTCCTTCTTGGCGTCAGCCTTCATCTCGATGAGCTTAACCGCGCGCTCATTGCGCACATCTTCGAGGGCGGCGACGTTCCTCGCCCGCTCGGCCCACCACTCCCCGCGCCTTCGTGCACGCCATGCGCGCCAGCCATGTTCTGAGTTATCCACAGGCTACGCATCTTGAAGCATGCACAGCGGACCTGTCAAGAGACAGACGGGTGGCCAAATGATCCTGGCGCTACCGGGGTTGGTAGCCGCGGCGGCTGAAATATCTTGAACGCTCATTCGCGGCAGCCCTGTTACCGCGGAACCGAGAGGCGGTGCCCTGGTTCGCCTGGAGTCCCCTGGAACCATACGCAGGTGTTGCTAGTCGGCCAAAATCGCGTCGAGCCCCGGCACATGCCCCGGTCATTCCTCAGCAGACCGACAGTCGGTTTGCAACTCTCGCTGCACCTGCCAGCGGTTTGCCGACGTTCTGCACTACTTGAGCCGTCAATATCTTACTTAATGTGATGGTCTCAAGTTGCCGCAACGTGCTTAGCCCACTGTGCTCGGTCTCAAGCTCAGCGGAGCTCACGGTCGACGTAGTCGTGGGAGTCTAGCACATTCACTCTACCAGCACCGATATACCCCTTGACAACAGGTTACACATCATGTACTCTGTAGGTATGACCACAATGAAAGGGGAAACGATGGAACTTGACGAACTGCGCTGGCAATACGTGGATGATTCCGGCCGAGAAATGGGTTGGTTCACTACGGCAGACAAGCAAGCACTTGACAACAGGGTCACAGATCCGCACACCTGGCGCGAGCTGTCCGATGATGAGGTTGACAGTTTCCGCCGCTACCTGGGCCGCTTGGCATACGAACAGTCGTAACATAACTAACCACCTGGGGCAAACCCGATGGACTATCGAACAACAATGAAAGGGGAAACGAAAGATGGTTACTCAACAGAAGGGACGCTTCACCGCGAACCCCGCGGCCGTGGCCTATGACTGGACGGACACCTACGAAGGCGACGATCACGAGTACCGACACGAGTTGGCATGGATTCGCGGCACGAACCACATTTCCTACGGTACGTCCGTGGACGGTCGGCCGTGGGTGAACACGATGGTTCGCTCGCCCGAGCGCTTCGGAGACTTTGACGGTACGGAAAAGGGTTTTCGTCGGTTCGTGACAGCGTTTCTCACGGACGACGAAACCGCGATCCGCTAGGAGCCGCCACACCAGCTCACCTGGCAACAGGTGGGCTGACTGTGGTTACTCAAACAATGAAAGGGGAAACGGAATGGAAATCGAAGTAAATCCACGGGGGCGGGTTGTCTGCGCAT